TCTACGTCGGCAGCGTCGGGGGTGTATAAGGGCGCTGCGTTGGGTGTAAGCCTGAGCGTGACCAACATCAACCAGACGGCCGGGCGCTGGGCGCGAGAGTACACGTTTGATGCGGTGCGCGGCATTAACAACACGACCCGGCAGGCAATCAGTGACGCCATCGGCACCTACACCAGCACGCCAGGCATGGACAAGGCCGATGTGGTCAAGCTGCTTGAACCGCTGTTTGGCAAGCGGCGCGCTGAGATGATTGCAACGACCGAGATCACGCGGGCCTACAGCCAAGCAGCGCACATCACACAGATGGAGCTACAGCAGCAAGGCGTAGAGACCAAAGAGCAGTGGGTTACGTGGCGAGACGACCGGGTATGCCCGATCTGCGCTCCGCTGCATAACTCGTTTGACTGGCAAGCAGAACATCCCTATGGCCCACCTGCACACGTCAATTGTCGTTGCTGGCTGGCACTGGTGAGAGTATGAATATGGATGAGCATCTAGTAACCATCGGCGGTGAACTGAAAGCGCTAGGAGATGGACGCATCGGCGGCTATCTGGTGCGGTTCGGTACGCCCGACGAGACCGACTTGACCGGCGATTACTTCACCGCTGAGACCGATTTTGGCCCCAACGACAAAGCGCTTGGATGGGTGCATCATCGCCTGCCCATGAAAAGCCCCAAGAGCGGGCGTACAGTCCAGTACAAGCAACGGCTGACAAACCCGGTGCATTTGTCGTTTGACGACGTTGGGGTTATGGCCGAAGTGCTCATGGACATGCGCAACGAATACGAGGCGCTGTACTACAAGCAGGCCGAAAAAGGCGTGCTTGGCTGGTCATCTGGCACAGCGCCGCATGTCGTAGAGCGTGAGCCGCAGCCCAACGGCGCGATGAAGATCACCGTTTGGCCGCTAGGCGACGACGCCAGCATTACGCCGATCCCGGCAGAACCGCGCACAACGGTTATGCCGCTCAAATCGTACCTTGAACGTGCCGAGCCTTACGTCAAGGCGCTCTTGCCACAGGTGGACGCGGTGAGCGACACGGCGGGCGCGACGGTGGACAGCACGGAAAACCAACCTAACCAGAAAACTATGGAGCATCCTACTATGGACAACGAACAAGTGCAGGCCGCGATTGCCCAGGCTGCGAAAGAAGCGGCTGAAGCGGCAACCAAGGCCATCATGGAAAAGCTGGCGGCTGAACCGGCCACCAACCCGCTGGAGGTTGAGACCAAGAGCCAGCCTGCTACGCCGAAGGACAAGCCAGAAGGGTTTAAGAGCCTGGGCGAGCAGTTGGACGCCATCCGGCGCGCCAGCACCCCAGGTTACAGCATCGACCGCCGCTTGACCGACATCAAGGCCATCAGCGGCATGAGTGAGACCGTCCCCGAAGATGGCGGCTATCTGGTGCAGACCGATTTCGCCAGCGAGTTGCTGAAGCTGACCCACGAAACCGGCTTGCTCACCAGCCGCGTGCGCCGCGTGCCTGTGGGCGCGAACGCCAACGGCCTGACCATCAACGCCGTGAAGGAAACCAGCCGGGCGACTGGCAGCCGTTGGGGCGGCGTCCAGGTGTACTGGCGCGAAGAGGCCGGAACTGTCACGGCGAAAGCGCCTGAGTTCCGGCGCATGAAGCTGCAACTGAACAGCCTGATGGGCCTGTGCTACGCCACTGACGAAGTGCTGGCAGACGCCACCGCCCTGGGCAGCGTCATTCAGCAAGCGTTCTCGGAAGAGTTCGCTTTCGTGCTTGACGACGCAGTGCTGCGCGGTAGCGGCAACGGCCAACCGATGGGCATCTTGAACAGCAACGCCTATGTGAGCATCGCCAAAGAAGCCAACCAGTTGGCCGATACGGTGGTATTTGAAAACGTGCTGAAGATGTGGTCTCGCCTGTGGGCGCGCAGCCGTGGCAATTCTGTCTGGTACATCCACCAGGACGTTTTGCCGCAGTTGGCGCAAATGGCGATGGTCGTCGGCGTGGGCGGCGTGCCTGTCTACATGCCGGCCAGCGGCATCAGCGGTACGCCTTACGGCAGTCTGTTTGGCCGGCCCGTGGTCGAGATCGAGCAGGCTGACACCGTGGGCGACCAGGGCGACATCATGCTGCTGGACCTGAGCCAGTACCTGATGATCGACAAGGGCGGCTTGGACGCTGCACAAAGCATCCACGTGCGGTTCATCTACGGTGAGAATACCTTCCGCTTCACCCTGCGGACGGACGGCCAGCCGATCTGGAACAGCCCGCTAACCCTGTTCAACAGCTCCACCACGGTTGCGCCGTTCGTGCTGTTGGATGCCCGGGCATAACGGGGGACATGAGGAGAAACGACAATGGGAAGCCTGACAATTCCGAGTGATCTGCATTTCGTCAAGGGTCTAGACCCGGTAGCGGACGCTTTCAGCGGCACCGTGTACTCCGACATCATCGAGGTCGGCGGCGAGGGTATCGGGTTCCTGATCTACAAGGGCGTTGGCACGACCGGCACCAGCACAATCACCGTTGAAGCGTGCGACACAACCGTGCCTGGCGCAAGCAGCGCCGTGGTATTCTGGTACAAGCGCATCGCCACGACTGACAGCGGATGGACGGCCGCGACAACCAGCGGCTTTGCCACGACCGCGGGCAGCAGCGATATGTACCTGATTGCCGCTCCCAAAGACGTGTTCGCCAGCACTGGCTACAAGTACGCCCGGCTGAAGGCCGTCGAAGTCGCCAACGACCCTGTGCTGGGCGGCATCGCCGCTTTCGTCTACGGTCTGCGCTACGGGCCGCAGCCTGTCAGCCTGATTGACTGACGCTAACCGCGAGGAGTGTAAGATGGCAGTATACAACACGACTACCGCAGCGGCGCTAACTGGCACGATCCTGGGAACGCGGGTTGACCGGGCGGCGGCAACATTGCCCGCGACCACGCAGACGCCGTACTTCCACGTCTACGGCGGGCGCTGCGCTGTGACCATGCTGCTGGGCGAGGTGACTACGGTCGTGCAGGCGCAAGCCTGTAACGCGTCGTGGGAAAGCGACCCGGAGACCGGCACGACCAATGCCATGTGCGCCGTGGTTGAGATGAACGCTGCTGAAGCTGGCACGCTCATGTCAATCACTGGCACGGTGGGCGATGCCATGATCCTGGGCAAGTCCGGCGCGGTCAAGGGGCAACTCGCCCCTGTGATCGTGGCGGTCGGCGACCTGGAGTTCAAGACCTCGGCCACCAACACCGGCGCAACCAAGTGGAGCCTGTGGTACATCCCGCTGGACGATGGCGCGTACATTCAGGCGGTCTAAACAAGTTTCACTGCCTCCCCTCCGGCGTACTTTCCTCCTACCCAACGCCGGAGGGGTAGGCTTCTCACGGTGACGACATGACACGCTGGTATTGCACGCTGGACGCAATCAAAGACGAGCTTGGTGAGACTGGCACGGCCAACGACAAGCGGCTGCGCAGGTACATCGACGCGGCCTCGCGTGCAATCGAGGATGCCACCGGGCGCACGTTCCTGCCCGTCACGGCAACCAAGTACTTCGACGCGCCAGACTGCAATGACCGGCTGTACCTGGAGCATGAGGATCTGTTGGCGCTAACCACGCTCACAGACTATACCGGCACAATCACCAGCGGCTATTACTGGCTGTACCCGCTGAACCTGTACCCCAAGCACACCATCGCGCTGGACACTGACACCCTGGGCAGGGCGTTTGAGTATGGCGACGAACCAAACAAGGCGATTACCGTTGTCGGCCGCTGGGGCTTCTGCGAAGACACGGCAGCAACCGGCCTCACACTAGCGGTTGCGATTTCCAGCACCACGGCGACCGGCATCACGCTAAGCGGCGCCGGCTGCGAGGTCGGGTGGACACTGTTGGTTGACAGCGAGGCTATGTTCGTGACAGCGGTGTCTGGCAACGTGGCGACGTTGGAACGTGGCGCTAACGGCACAACGGCAGCAACACACCTGATTAGCACGGCGGTCTCCCGCTACGTGGTACCGGCTGACGTAGAACAGGCCGTGCTAGAAATGGCGCTGTTGTCCAACAACACCAGGGCCGCGGGTGGCATTCGGCAGGAAAGCATCGGCGAATACTCGATTAGCTACGGCACGTCGATTGACACGCCAGCCAGCGTGGATCGAGTCTATCGCAAGTATCGCAGGTTCGCGCCATGAACTACGAAGCCACGTTTGCCAGAATGCGTGCGATGGCCGGCTGGCCTGTGCTGACCTGCGTCAAGCCTCGCACCGCGTGGACAAGCGTTCCAAGCGGCTACACATTCGACGTCAGTTATGACGCCTACATCAACGGTGCTGGCACGATCTGGAAGCCCACGAGCAGCGCGGCGCTGGCCGTCAACGATTACAGCACGGTAGCATTCCTGCCGGGCGCTGGCAGCCTGGAGAAAGCACTGACCGCTGGTGGGTTGGTTGACCAGGGCGATAGGTTCGGGCGCATCCTCCCCGGTTCGCTGGCGACAGTGCAAGCGGCGCAATGGTTGGAGTTGGACGGTATGACCTACGACCTGGCAGAAGCAACGCCATACCCGGCTGGCGCGGCCATGTGGTACGTGCTGAGGATGAGGAAGCGGTAACATGGCGCAATTCGTCACGCACAACGCTACAGAGGTTGCCAAGTCCAGCAAGGCGACACAGCAGCAAGTCGTCAAGGCCATGCACTACGCCAACCGCAAGACGGCAGATGCAGCGCAATCATATGTCAGGCGCTACATCCCACCGCCAAAAGGCGCTGGATTGTTCCCTGGCTACGCTGCCAAGGGAGCGCTGCGTAATGCCGTTTCCGTAGATGGGCCGATACCTATATCGGGCGGCGTCAAAAGCGACATCTTCATGGCGCAGGACAGGACGCGCATTTACCAGCGTATTCACGAATACGGCGGCATCATCAAAGCGCGAAATAAACCGTATCTGGTGTTTAGGGTGCAAGGCCGATGGGTGCGAACAAAGCAAGTCACTATTCGACCCAAGCGATATTGGTATCATGGTTGGCGCTACGGCCTACAACGGTTCCATTTGATGTTTGAGAAATACATGAAAGCAGGGTTGAAGCCGTGAAACCAATCGACAGCCTGGGTATTGGCCTGCTGTACTACAACAAGGGCTTGCAGCAATTCGAGCGTGCCTTGTTCGACGCAATGGAAGCGCTCAAGGTCAGCGGCCTAATCAGCCACGGCGAGT